ACACGGAAAGCTATGCTTTGGCCCACGAACGCAATAAGGTCAATTAGGGCAAGGTATTCGCTAGACTCAATGTAATCGTTAAAATCTTCAGGAAAATTAGTGCGGATATAGTCAATCATTGTACGGCGCAAATTCTCAAAGTCGTAGCTTTGGAAGTCCGCATTTTTAAAAGATTGATAAATTTTCTGCCAGTCTTCTGAAACTAACAGGTTATTTTGTCTATCCGTTGAGCTCATAATATGTCCTAATAAGTGTATTTATTAGATAAAAATATGTGCGTAGTTTATTGAGTAAGCAAGCCGTTTGCTTGATCAAACTTTAATCGTAGGTCCTGACTTATATTGTAGGGCAAATAAGTTAAAGTACATTGTATTTGCAAACCAGTGTCGTAGGGTGTCACAAGCACGTTACCAGCCTGTATTCTAGGATCGTAGTTTAGAATCTGATTAACGTTTTGTAGTATGAGATCTTTAACTTGGTCTGTTAACGGCTCGAATATTAAATCCCAAATAATACAACCAAAGTTTGGTTGCATAAGTCTTTCTCCCTGTCTAACATTAAAATGATTTAACAAATCTTGTTTGATTAATTCAAAGTCATAAAGGATAAAGTTTTGCGTGTTAGGATTAATTGTGCTGAATCCCTTGTACATTTGCGGCCCAGCAATACTTGGATTAGGACGAGCAGGTAGTGTTATTTTATCGTATAGATTTGTAGCCATTATTGTTGTTCCTCTTGAGATCCTTGAACTTTATTAAAAGTATCAGTTGTCGTTGTGTAGACTTGAAATGCCGCAGGTGCTGGTTCTGTAGGACTTTCTATTGCTTGTGTATTATCTGGAGTAAAACTTGCGGGATCTAAATTTTCATGTCCTGCCCACGGTTCAGTTTGCGGAATTCTTGCGGCTTTAGGAGTAGTATCGGCAGCAGTTGCTTTACCCGAGTTTAAATTAATATTGCCCCCATCAATGGCAGTATTTGCGGCAGTGACTTCAAAATTTCCACCTGCTGTTATTTTGCTAGCATCTCCTGTTTTTAAATTAAATGCGGCGCCTGCTTGTTGATTAATATTAGTTGCGGCATTGATATTAACATTAGCTCCAGCCGTAAAATTAATATCCCTGTCTGCTGTAAAATTGATATCATTTTCTGTGTGTACACTAATACTGTCTTTAGCATAGATATCAATTTTACCATTGCTGGTTAGTTCTATCCATGCTGTTCCACGACTATTAGTGATATAAATTAAATCTTCGCTAGTATGCAATAGTATCTGATGACCTGTTCGAGTACGCAGTCGGATAAGTTCGTTATGAGGTATTGTTACATCGCCATCTGTTTCATTTTGTAACACGCTGGCATATTCAGGCGGTCCTTCCTTTGCTGATTTTTTGCGAAGAAATTTATCATCGCCATCATCCATGACAAATGTACTTCCGCCTAATCTTCCAACAAATGCATTTGGAATTTTATAATCTTCTTTGCCAATTGCTCCCCTAGGACTTCCTGGACGCTTATCTACTGGTCCAGGAGTGCTCCATCCAAACACCATGCTGGGAATATCTCTACGGGCACTACTGGTTGTAATTCCACGAATATCGTCTTTTAACAGGCCTTGTGCTTCTAATGCATCTGCTAAAGGATGGCGAGGTTTTTTATTTTTAGTGGCATCTGTTGGTGTACCAGTGTTTATTTTTTTATTATATTCTGCTACTGGCATTCTATCTGTTTCGTCAACTACACTAGCTGTTGCGGCAATACCAGGCACCATGAAATTCATAGATTCATCTTGGACGCAACCCATCCAGTATCCACGTTTAGGATCTCCATCAATAAAAATAACAACAACAGTGGTTCCTACATCTGGAGGTACTGCCCAAAATCCATAACTTTTTTGAGTATTATTATAATTATCCGGATCTTCACGTACAAAGTCAGCACTGGTAACTCCGTAAAATGGACTCATGTATTTTACTTGATGTAGTTGTCCAGAGTCACCTGTATTACCGGTAGGTCTTAATAGTTCAACTTGTAGCATACCCATGTAGGTACTATCCATGTGACTGATCACACGAGCTAAGAATGGCCCCGGACGAGGTTCTGCTCCTTGGGCACTGATTTTTGTTTGGTCGTTTGACATTATGTTCCTGACTCTTCTGTATCTGAATCTGTATTAGGTGCAGATGTTACTGTTCTAGTTGTTGCTGGCAAATCGTCTGATGTTGGTTCTTCTTCGTATTCTTGTGTGGGTCTACGAAAACCTGTAAGCACTTGTGTAAATTTACCATCAGAAAATTTGCTCTTAATAGTTTGCACACAATATAATCCACTAAATTGTGTAACTGGGGCACTCTTGCTGACTCCACCAAAGTTATATAATCCTGTTCCCTGATTAATATCTATTGGAGTTCTAAAATTAACTATGATGTCAACTTCTCCGCTTTCATAATTAACACTACCGTCAGTGTTTAAATTAGGTGTAGCTTGTTCACTTGTATAGTTACCGGTGCCGCTTTGCGCAATATAGTATGGGTCGCCGATAATTTCCATTTCTAAATTATACATGTCAAAAGGATTGTTGAGAGCTTGATTGAATAATTTAGCGGCACGTTGAGCTTCTCCTTCTTGTCCACCGCCGCCTTTACGGTCCTGACCAGTCAGTGTATTAGTCCATTTTAAAATTGTTGGAACAACACCCAATGACTTTGATGGCGGTTTGCCGTCTGGCATGAATTTGACATTTTCATCTGTTTTAGGATCTTGATTACCTGTTTGATTACCTGTAACTTTATCCTGAGTTTTTGTCAACCCGTCTGCGCCCATTATATAAACAAACCCGTTTACAAATTTAATATCAAATCTTATAATATCCACATTATGACCAGTATAGATATATTCATATTTTTTAACAGCTTGTTGTTTTAAATTCTCAAAACCAGGACCTTTGGTTCCTGCTGGCAACAATCTACTGGCATGGGCCTTGTAAGGAATCACCTGATACACAATCAGTCTAGGTTTTAATCCAGTATTGTTTTGTGTTTCGCCTATAGTATAAACTTTATGACTAATTCTATACCAATCTCTATAGCCTTCAGGAGTTATTTTACTACTGTCAAGGGTTGTGTTTACAAAATTGCTTTGTAATATAACTTGATTAATTGCTTGAGGAATACTGGTATCTTGTGTAAATCTCATCTCAGTACTGGATCCGTCAAATTTAAGTTTACCTGGATTAAACGTACCAGTCTTTGCGTCGTACATGTCGTGATCTTTTCCGAATGATGGATCACCTTTACGTTTTTCATCAAATCCTAGACTGGCTTTTCCTATATCGTTACAATCTCCTTCAGACTGTACCAGTGTTTGATTGGTCTTGCTACGACTTACTCCTAACGAACTGTACAAGTTTACTGCGTTTGGAGAATCTGTCACAGACTCAGTTGCAGAACTTTTTGTATCTTCAGTGTTATCATCGCTCTGACTGGCATCTGCGCTACTGGCAGTATCTTGTGGAAACAAGATCAAGTATTCATCTGCTTTGTCTACGATCTTTTGTTTTTCCATCTCTTTCATTCGAGCGTTAAGAACTTTTTGTAGACTATTTTCTCCAGATTGCAATATTTCTTGTATGGTAGATCCCACTGCTGATGAATCGCTTTTGGTGTTGGCTACATCATCAGTTAAAGCCAATTGATTCCAGGGCATGGCACTGCACTTGTATACACTTCCTTTTTCGTTTGCAGTCATTTGTAGATCTACAAAACTGAATGGTATTTGTCTAGCAGTGTTAGGAATACTTTTTATCAATCCAGTTTCAGTATTTCCACGAAAATCAATTGTAAGAACAAATGGGCATTCACGCCAGTTATCCCATCCCTGTTCCTGTGCGCCTTGCTGTAATGACAGCATGAACAATCCCATACTGTAAGGTTCAATAACATCAAAACTAAAATTCATTACGTTGGTGTTGCCGCCGCCTTGTTCAAAACCAATCACACTGTTTAGTTCCACGTTATTAACAAAAAAATCAAATTTACCGTATACAGTGTTTACTCGATTGCTAGGGTCAGCATTGGCATCTTTACAAATCAAAGGAATGCGTTTGCCTTTCTTATAGGTCTTGTCTGGATAATTTAGATCTTCTTCTGATAAAATACCAATGCCAAGAACATAAGTGTAACTGGCATAGGCAAACAATGGATTAGGCAATGGCAGTTGTTGTCCGGCAGCAAGTCCTTTGAAGAAATTTCCAAAACCACTAAATGCCCCCGATATACCACTTAGTGCTGAACTTAGTCCGCTGGCTGGTCCAGTAGATACAAATGTGTTTACTGCTTTGCTAACACTGCTGATTGTTTGTGTAGCCGAGTCAATTATTCCCGACACTCCATCTAGGCTCATATTATAATCCTAATATAGTTTTTAAACTACTACCCTTAGGTATGTATATTTGCGCTCCTGGAACAAAATCCAATATTGGATCTTGAATGACATTTAAATTTCGTTGCATAAAGACCCACCATAAGTTTTGTTCGCCATACAGGTCATATGCTAACAAATCAGGACGATATGTATACTGTGGTTCTATGGTATAGAGAAAATCATCCACATCGGCACTGACTGGTCTAATTGACAGGATACCAAGATAATTTTTTGTTATCTTGGTTGTGAACCACGGACTAGTATTGGAATAGTTAGTCTTCATTATTAGATATATCCAAAACTATTATTAAGATAACCGCCAGTAACAAATCTGTCAAGGCTAAAATTACGGGCACTGTTTCTACTGTATATAGGTTGCAATGTTACGCTAAATGTGCTCTTGGTAGGCACGTGAGCAACTCCACCGCTTACTGAACCACCAATGCCAAAAGAACCTAATAGTCCTGCTACTTGTCCAACACCTCCAGCAATACTGCTAACACCATTTAATATTCCACCCAAATCGCTATTGCCACCAAGTAGGCCAGCACCCATACTGGCAAGACCACCAAGGCTATCTGCCACACCTTGTATTTCGCCTGCGGCACTACCAACCACATTGCATCCAATGTAGTCGCAATCATTGGGTAATTTTACTGACATAGAAGTAACTACAACCGGCACATTCTTAAACACATAATTTCCGTAAGCATTAAAGAAAATGACCGGAGGAGGATTTCCAGCCTTTGGATCATTTCCAGCAAACATTTTGGTAAGACTTCTTAAATAATGCACCATAGCAATCCAGTAAAGCCCTTGTGTAGCATCTTCTACAAACATTGGGCCTTCAATTTGTATATGGCCTGGATCGCTATTTTTAAATGCTTGGAATTTGTAATTAGTATGCACAGTATCAATACCTTGATAATCAGCTTTACTGGCTATAGTAATCGCAGGAGTGTACGGAAAAATTAAACCACCAGCATCTTTTAATGGTTTCAATACTGGACTACTTTTAAAACTATTCCAGTTGGCAAGACTTAGTCTGGCACGCCAGTCATTGGCATTGGCATCTCCGCCAAATGTGGCTACTGCACTTAGGATATCACCAACAGCTTCACCAGCTGCCGGCAAATTAACTGCTCGCAACGCGGCCGCAACATTTCCGCCGCCATCACTGGAATACGCAGTGCTGATAGCACTAGCCATGTTTGAAGCTGTATTGACAGCACTAGATCCTGCTCCTAGCAAGTTAGCTGATCCATTTAACGAGTCTATAAATGACATATTATTATTCCTGATTTGATATAATATTTAGTTGACTTTTTAATGTGCGTAGTTTATAATATATCTATAAGAGGACTCTTCAAGGATGACAGCCAAAGTAAATTACCTAAACAACAAGGATATGTTGTTAGAAATACATAGATCAAAAACTTCGTATTGCAGTTTTACTGATCCAAAATATCATCAATACGATATTATTTTACCAAGTTTAGACAAAATCAATATTAGAACAATAGCAGAAGCCAAACGTAATCAAGCCAAACGCATAGGCGATTTGGACTATGCTACCCGTAAAAAAGCCGGGGAAAAAGTCAAACAAGCAGACTGCGAAATTGACTATAAAAAAATAGCCAAGACAGATCTAGTGTTTAGAATCATGACATTTGATCATATTCCACTCAACAACACTCGTAAAAAGAATCCTAAAAGTCTTGCTGATCATAGAGACAAAGTGAATTTTCCACCGTTCCAACATTGGAAATTCAATGACGAAGATGTACTTGTTTGCGTGGGCAAGAGCCATTGGAAGGGCAGTCTAGACAAAGGACACTTTGACAAAGATGCTGGCCAAATTACTAACACCTTGGCTAGGATGATGTTAAAATTGTGTGAGAGATACGCTACTCGCGGCAACGTTCGTGGCTATACTTACAATGACGAAATGAAGGGCCAAGCTATATTACAGTTAACACAGATTGGTTTACAATTTGACGAAAGCAAAAGTGATAATCCGTTTGCTTATTTTACTGCGGCTGTGACTAACTCATTTGTCCGTGTTATCAATATTGAAAAGCGTAATCAAAATATCCGCGATGATATCTTAGAAATCAATGGTATGAACCCCAGCTACAGTCGTACTGGTGCTGGAGAACATGCGGCGGCTATGAAGCGCAACGAGGAAAATACTAGTGAGTAAT